CCGTTGCGGTGGTTGCTGCGAACGATCCAGTTTGATGGTTAGTTGCTGTGCCGGCTTCTTCAGCGTAGCTCTCGTACGCGGATGTTTCGTACGTTGCCTCTCCGATCTGCACAAGAATGCTGTCTGTTCCGCTAAGGCTCACTAGGTTGAACGCAAGGGTGATTGACTGAACCCCCGCATCAATCGTGGTAATCCCGATATCATCTCCACTTGTTGTGGTCAGGGTGCCCTCAAGGACACACGCCGACGACGCGCCGCTTGATGCCGATGTCAGTCTGCCGTCTGCATCAACTGTGATGTTGCTGTTTGTATAGCTCCCCGGGGTCACGGCCGTCGAAGCCAGCTCGCTGGCATCAACCGCACCGGCCGCAATCTCGGATGCTGCCACGCTGTCAGCGGCAAGCTCCGTAGCAGTTAACTCCGCCGTCTTAACGCGTCTAGGCGCCAGCAGTTGCATGTTTGTGCCGTCGTAGGCAAATTCCAGAACATCGCCAGTTGACCAATCTCCGGCAGCGATCGCAGCGCCAAGCTTCTGTACTGTCTTGGTCGAGGGGCCAAAGTTAACTGTCGTTGCGCCGGACGAATTGCTAGCAGCAATGCCGATGAAATGCTGGCCTGCAGCGTAAGCGCTAATGCCCGGTGCAAGTGTTGCAGTGAGCGCAGTTGCTGTGCCTCCGAAGGTGCCTCCCCACTGCGGGGTGCTGTCCTGCGTCTCAGCCATGCGAGCGTAGTCTGTGCGCGCCGCAGCGGCAGCGACGTTCGTGTGCTTTAGCGCCCCCATCGGGAGATTTGCGGTAGGGACTGTCTGTCCGTCCTTCGCGATAGACTGCGTTAGAGCCGTCGCAATGTCATCGATCTGCGTGTTAAAATCTGAGGATGAGATTACCGTTCCGGTAACGGCTGTAAGCGTCTTGTTGTATGTTCCGCTGCCATCGCGCGCTGACCAACCGATATCGGCGAGCAGCACCGCAGACACTGCCAAAGCAGACGCTGACGCGTAGAAAAAAGGATGTATTTTCATTGGATGATCAGACCCTTCGTATCGCCGCTGTCAGTGCTGCTGTTGGCGCAACTGGATGGCTGTGGGAAAAGTACGGAAAACCATGGGCAAGAAGCATTGTTCTACCGTCACTGCCTAAGAAGCTCATTGGCAAGCTGCGCATTGGCTATTCCAGCGGGGCCACCAAGTTGCCTAACGCCAGCCCCAAGCTGCTGCATGACGGGAGCGCGATTAGCAAGCAGAGCGTTGACGATAGCCTGCCCGCGAGGCGAATAGATGGCTCTTGTTAGCGGATAGGCAGAAGCACCGAGAGCAAGTTTAACTGGCTCCATGAGTGCCATGCGCTCAGGCGTGCCGGATGTTGGTAGCCTTCGACCAAGAACCTGCTTTGCTGGCTGCGACAGGTCTTGCATAAGGGCTTGGCCCTTGGCGAACGCCCCCTTGCCGACGCTCTTATCTCCTGATCTTACAGCGGACTGCAACTGAGCGGCGGTAAAGACGTTTTCCTCAGCGCCGACCCTTGACGCAGCGTCCCTGACGCGCGCGTAATTTGCCCAACCTGCATTAATCGCTTTTAGCTCTTCCGCTTCTGCGGGATTGGACCTCACCAAGCCACCACGGAATGCATCAAGAGCCTCGTCGAGATAGTCGCCAAGAGCCTGCTGCTCGGGGTTGGAGCTACTGCCGTACTTTCTTGCCCAGTACCCAAGTCGCTTCTCTGCTTCCTTGAACTCGCCCTTGCTAAGGCGAGAGATAAGATCACCAGCGCGCTTGGCCTCAGTTTCCGGCAGATCGGCGGCCGCCCGCGCGGTAATGTCGGAAACATCTTGCGTGAACTGCGCATCCGGCGCGAATTTCAGTTTTGGCAGAAGCTTCTGATAGGCGCCGGAAAGTTTGCTCTCTACCTCCGCAACCGCATCTCCGCCAATCTTGCCAGGCGTGATCTTCTCTCCGATTGGAGATAGTGCGCGATTGTAGGCGGCGACGTTGAGTTGCTCCGTAGATCGCTGCTGCGCTGCGCGAATTGGCTGGCCTGCAAACGGCAGCGACGCCGCCCTCTCCTCAAGGTTTGCGGGTATCCCCCCAACTGTTTGGCCAGGAGTTGGAGTAATTCCCTCGCGCGCGAGAGCGACAACATTCTTTGCGCCGCGTATTCCGCCAATTGCCTTACCAACACCGCGCGCAGCAGCGCCACCAAGCAACGCACCGCCAGCACCAAGGCCAACCTGAGCCGCCTTTTCCTCTAGGAAATTGTCGCCTGTAACGGGTTGCGCTGCGCCAGCGATGGCACCCTGCGTTACCAATCCGCCAGGCAGCAAAGCAATTGGCAGAGATGCGGCCATTTGCCCGACTGTGCGTGGCAAGTCAAACCCGGCGTCCGGTCCGCGTGATTGAGCTATGGACTGCTCGCGAGATTTGAGAATGTTTTTTGCTTGCTCAGAAGATACAGACGAGGGGATTCCAAGAGCCTCTCGGCCCTTGATCCCAATCTGGGCAAGACCGGCTAGGATATCAGTCGCGCCTTCGGCAAAACCCCCGGCCACAGAGCGCGTTGCCGGCTTGGCGTACTCTGTCCATGGCCCTTGGTCTTGGTACTCTTCCCACGGCCCACCCATTATGGAGAAACCATTTCCCAATTCCGCTTGTCAGCGGGATTACCGCCCTTAAAGCGGTATCCGCCCTTAACATCTCCTGCCTTTGGCAGGCCAGACTGCGGCGCAGCGTACAGAAGCTCCTTTGGCCGAGGGCCTTTTAGAGAAGGCGGGGTCAGTGGAGGCTCTCCTGGCGGGGGATTCACTGGCGGAGGTATGCCAGGTGCCGGCGGAGCGGTTGGCGCGCCTGGGGGCTGCGCTGGGGCTTGTGGGGCATACGGAGGGAACCCAGGCTCCACTGACTGAATTCTGGGGCCAACTATCGGCGCCTTTTCTGGCGGAGTTGTCTCAATTCGGCTGTATGCCCCCCTCTCGACACCGTCGAGCCAGCGCTCGAACTCGTCGAGCTTCGCAGCCCTTGACTCCGGGCCTATGAGGGGATCGAAGATGTTTCCGATCATCGCCTCTGCCACTGCCTTGTCAGGCGCCTGCAAGGCGCCCTGCTCGGCGAGTTTTGCGATGCCAAAGAGCATGCCGCTGCGGGCACTGTCCGCTCGCGCCCCCTCGGGGCCCATTAAGCCAATGGAACCGGCAGCACTCTCGGCGCGACTTGGCTTGAACTGCCTTAGAGCGCTCAGGCCGGTCTTGACTGCTGTCAGGTTAGCCTTTGTGTCAGCGAACTTGCTGCGCTGGTCATTCGGTATCTTCGCCTCGCCAGGCATGATGTTGGTGACACTAACTTTTGTGCTCGCCGGTCCGCTCGGGTCCCACTTCGGACCTCTGCCGAGAAGCTCGCCAGATGAGCTATCGAAGGTGTGAACCTCATTCCCGACCTGAACTGAGTACGTTGAGCGCTTCCCGATTTTCTCTGGCTGTGGACCGTATCCCTCGACCGGCTTGATGGTGCCGCGATTGCCCATCTGCACCAAAACAGGCTTACCGTCGCGCGAGATGGTTTCCAGCTTAAAGCTCTCTTGAGCCGCTGGCTCTGTGCCCTGAAGAGCGTTTGCAATCGCCACGTTAGAACCAAGCTGCGCAGCGTAGGGATTTTGGCTGCCGGAAAGAGCAGCAGCCAGAGCATCCCTGCCCCCTGGGGCCGCTTGACCAACAAGCTTGGCAAGTTCCTGGCGTTGCTCCGTGTCTCTTGTGTCTGCTCTGTTAAGCAAGTAACTACCAAATACTTGCGAACCCGCCCTTGCAAGCGCCTCCCACGGAGAATTGCTTACCTGTCCCTGCGGAGCCTGCATCAGCATCTGAGCAGCAAGCTGTCGCCTGCGATACTCTGGAGACTGCTGAAGATTAAACAGGCTACTTCCGTAATTTTGCATCTATTTGAATTCTCTTCTATAAAGCCTGAAGTGAGCCCTATCGTGGTGCGTCATCTAAACAATCCGCCGTAATCAACCATCGCCATGCCGTCAACTTCATGCACGAAGTGGGGCGCTACCAGCATCACTTCATCCGCCATCACACCACACTCTAAGCGATCGCCGATGCGGTAGAGGTAGATCGGAAGCTCGCCATACGCCGTATCGACGGAACCGGCCATCACCACGTCCGTCTTAAGCCTTCTGTCTGAAAACGCTAGCGCGCCACCAGCTACTGCAGGCGCAGCAGAGGATGCGCCTCCGAACAACCCCGAAAGAAGCGCCGAGCTACCTAGATTGCCGCCAAGTCCAATAAGGCCATTAAGCATCGAATTGCCGCCTGCGGAGTTAGCGGCAGCAGCTTGCGCATTCTGATTCCACATGTTCTGGTACAGGCCGGTGACGTTGGTCGGCTGCTGGTTAACTGGCGAGTAAGCCTGCTGTTGAGGAAGCTGCACTGGCGCAGCGCCAAGAAGCGTAAGAGCTTCGTTCAGCGGCTGCTGGCGCTCCTGCAAGATTTCGGCGATCTGCTGCTGTCGAGATTGCATCTGCCTTGCCTGCTCTTGCGGGGCAAGCTGTACCGCGCCGAGCCTGGCATCATTGATGTTTCTCTCAAGTTGGCGGTTGGCATCGCTCCACGCAGCGCTACCGGAAGTCAGCCCTTGGTTAGCCAGACGCCCTTCGAGGCGCGTCCGGTCAGCCTCAATCTGCGGCGCCATACGCGCCAATGCAGCATCAGTAAGAGCATTGATGTCTCCGCCAGGAACTTCGCCTAGGCCGCTTAAGTCTAGTGGTTTTGATAGCGTCGGCGCGGCGGCGCCAATAAGCGCGTTCGCAATGTCGAGGCCCTGCTGCTGGATTTTGTTGCCGCCGGTGAAGAGAGCCTGAATCTCAGGGCTCAGCTTGATGTCCTGCTGGTACTGAGTCCACTGCTCGCCCGGTAGACCAGTCTGTATCCTCGATGCGCCAGGTGCCGGCGAGTAGCTGACCGTGCCGTATGGGCTCGTGATGAAAGGGTTGCTAAGTCCGAACGAAGACCACGCAGCTTGTCGGTTTGCCATATTCTGCTGATGCGCAGCGGTCTCGACATCGCCAGTCGAGACCTTCGGGATCGATGCGCCTCCGCCCTTGCCGCCTGACATTTCCCCTACCTCTAGCTCACACGACGCTGACGCAGCAGCTTTGACGGATCACTGTATTCGCTTCTCAGTAGTCCGTAAATGATCTTCGGATGCTCGCCTCTGAGCGCACCCTCCTTGACAAACCCAACGCCCTCAGCAAGCCGCATGCTCTTGATGTTGTCATCTCTGATAATGGAGGTTATTCGATTGCAGCCAAGCACGGTAAACGGCATGCCGAGAAGCTCTCGTATATTGCTCCTCGTCGCCCATCGCGGGCTGTCTGATGCAATAGACATCATGATATTGCCTGACCCTCTCTGCCATCCGCTATAGACGACAGCAGCGTACAGCCTGGACCCAGACGCAACGCCGCACGCACGATAATTTCCAAAATCATTGGGCTCGGTCACGTCTGGATCGTCTAGACGCGCAATGAGCCACCGGGCGAAAAACTCATCTGCACCCCAAACGATCATAGCGGGCCGCCCAATTCAATCATAAGGTCAGCGCCGTTCAGTCTGACGGAAACATTCTTTGCCTCAAACTTCACGTGCATTGATAGAACGTGGCCTATGGCGCCAACCCCAGTCCAATTTAGATAGGGCTCGTCTCCACCGGTTCCCCACACGGCAGTATCCCAAAGCCCGGTATCCCACACGTCACTTCCGCCGGCAGATACCGGCGGGATGTCGGTTGGATCGGTATATTCAAAATCAGCATCGAACGCGACCGCTGGCAAGACCGTTCCCTGACTCTCAAGAGCAAGCAAAACCATCGTGGCGTGCTTTACCCTGCCCGGATAGCCAAGGTCGCCATATGCCCCGCGAGATCGCGCGACGATGTTCGCGCCATTATCGGTAAGTCCAGATAGCGCTTTGTAAACAATTCCGCCGCTGCTGCCGAAGTACAGGCTGCCGCCGAAGACAACCATGCTTGTTGCCTTGAAACCATCGAACTTGCACCACGCAGACGTTTGCGTGTTCAGAACGTGCTGAACAGCGTTAGTGCCCTCAGCCGTTGGAACATTAATAAGGAGGAGACTTTCCTCCTTAAAATGCGTAATGCCCCATCCAAAGTTGGTGCTGTAAAGCGATACTACGCTTTTGTGCTCGTTCGCAATTCTGTGATTGACAATGATCCGCTCAGGCTCTTGCAGGCCATACCTCGCGGCCGCCTCAAGGCTAACGACACCAGCAACTGTGTTGATCAGAAGGTCGCCGCCGAATTCTGAGATGCATCGCCTTGCGCCAACTGGCGTGGGGAGATCAAGAATGCTGGCCAGCCCCCAACTGTCAACGAAGTCTGGATCGGTACCTGCGTAAACAACTGCTTGGCCCCTAGAGCTAAGGAACACAGCATAATCGTCTGGCCCATCTCCAGCATCCCTCGACCAACGCCCGAACGCAAGTAGGTGGCCGCCACGACTAAAAAGAGGGCCAAGATCAAGCTTAACAGCAGCACCTGCAACAGCATCAACGGGAAGATACCACGCGTTGGCTGTGTCCTTTTCTATGAACCACACACGCCGCTTGTGGGACATGACGGAGATGAGATTTGCCGCCGTCACCCCGGTGATGGACGGGTTAGCCCACGCCGTACCGTTGTAGTGGTATGGCGCATCTGCCCCGTTGACGATGTACAGATATGACCCTGCGGAATTTGAAAAGTGAGTCCACTGAAACCGGTCACTAGCCAAGCCAGACACAACAGCCGCGCCAACCGCCCCGGCGGAAGTCACATCGAATATGCTTGCGCTTACCGCGGCGAACATCTTCCGAGATGCGAACCCCTCCCATACCATCAAGGAGTCGACGGCCGCTGATGTTAGGCCGGTGGCGTGGCTTGCAAAACCCTTCCTGAACTCGATGCCGCCCTTGGTCGGGATCATGTTTATCAGCGATATTGCGCGATCCTTCGGGATCGCAGTCAGGCGCGATATCGCATCCCATCCTCCGGTAGGAAGTGGGACTTGAACAATCCTGGATTTCTGCGGCATTAGATTTGATCCGGGATAACTGGATCAGGAGGCTGATAGCGCAGAGGCACAGTGCGCCCCATCTTGAGGGTTCTGCGGCCAGTCTCTTGAGCGATCAATGTCTGAAAATATGCCTCAGCCTCCTGATACTCCTCCTCCCAGCTTAGCCGCTTGGCTTTCAAGAAACGCCATGTAAGGCCAAGCTGAATTAGCGTCTCGTCAATCAAGCTTGTGTCTGTGTCTGCAACGAAGCTGCTGGTTTGCGCAGCTCCGCTAACCCAATTCTTGCTTGTGTACTCGTAAGCGATCGTCTCGCCAGCAGCCGGCACCGGGAGAATATCGACCGACGACGTGCTCGCTGGGGTGCGGCGCCACACCGGGTAGATCGACGAGAGCGTGCGAACCTTCAGGACCTGCCATTGACTTGGAGTGAGTGGACCGGTCATAGGCTGCTTGCGCGACCTGTTCCACATGCTGCCATCGACGAACCTATCGAAATCGCTCTCGGTAAACGATGCCTGCGTTTGAGTCGCGGTCGTTGAGAACGTATCTTCCTTTGTCAGGTAATACCACGCGTGCCTTTTGACCTGAACCTGACCGTCAAGATTGACAAGAGACAGCATTTGCC